ATGGACAAGACCGAATCCGAACTGGAGGTCGCACTCGCTGGCCTCGCTGACGAATTAACCGCTTTTTTGCAACAATTAACCCCCACCTACAAATCCCACTAACTATGAACCTGAAAAACGCAATCGAATCCCTGCGGACGGAACTCCGCAAATTCAGCACTCAAAAGCAGTCCTTTGCTGACTACAAACTCGTTGACGGCACCGTTGTCCGTGTTGACGGGGACCTCGTTGCCGGGACTGCCGTTTACGTTGTAGCCGAAGACGGAACTCTCCCTGCCCCCGATGGCGAACACGTCGTTGAAGGCGTTGGCACGATCAAGACCGAAGCAGGCAAAATCGTTGAGGTCATCGCTGCCGAAGTAGCAACCCCGGTCATCGAGCCGTTGCCCGTTGCTGCTGAAATCACCCCCGAAGTGGCCGTTGAGGTAACCGAAGAAATCAAGGACGCTTATCCGCTAATGACCCCCGAAGTTGTCGAGGCTATCGTGGCCAAGCACCTCGCTGGCATTATGGAAGACCTCAAGGCTGCCTACGCTGAAATGGGCAAGATGAAGGAGAAAATGTCTGCCTTCGCATCGCAAGTTGAAACCATGGCCGATATCGTCGAGAAGGTTTCCGAACTCCCAGCCGAAGCCCCAAAAGCAAGCGGTTCAGCAATCGTTGAGCAACGCAAGGCTCAGGCATCGCAGAACTTCAACGCACTCGCACAAGCACTCCAATCACTCAAAAAAAACTAAACCCCTAAACCCCCATTAACAATGGCATTTACTTTCACCAACCTTAGTTCGTATACCGACCAAGAGCGGTTACCACTAATCACCAAAGCGGTATTTTCCGCTCGGTCAGCATCTTTGTTCACCAAGCAGGTGGGCATCAAGTTCGCTGCAAACCTCAACCTCATGGACACCGATGCGGTGTTGCAAGGTGGAGACGCTTGCGGATACACAACTTCCGGCACAACCACAATCAGCGCAAGGGTCTTGACCGTTGGCCGCATGAAAGTGATGGAAACTTTGTGTCCTCGCTCCTTGGAGCAGTATTGGACGCAGACCCAGTTGACTGCTGGTTCAATGTACGATGGCATTCCTTTCGAGCAGGCGTTTGCCGAGCAGAAGGCTCTTCGCATTGCTGAGGCTTTGGAAACGGCAATTTGGCAGGGTAACGCTTACTTCAGCGGTATGCTTCAAATTTTGAACGCTGCTTCAGGCTCAACTATCAGCGGTAACACGGGTGCGGTTTCTGCTTCCGTTGGTATCACTTCATCGAATGTTATCGGCATCTTTGATAACATCTACAACCAAATTCCACAGGCCATCCTGACCAAGAACGACCTCGTAATCTTCTGCGGTTGGAATAACTACCGCACCTTGGTTCAAGCCTTTAAGCAAGGAACGAATACAGGTGGTTTGGCGGTATTGTACAACCAAGTTGACCTTGCGAGCCTTGCCAATGGTGAGTTCGTTTATCCCGGCACAAACGTCCGTGTCATTGCGGTTCCCGGATTGACTGGAACAAACCGAATCGTTGCATCTTACCTCGGTAACTTCCATTTAGGAACCGATTTGCTGTCCGACGAAGAGCAGTTTTCCATCTTTTATTCGAGGGACAACGACGAAGTACGGAGTATCGCAGCTTTCAAATGCGGAGTGCAACTGGCGTGGCCCGACTTGGTTGTTGACTTCCGCTTGACCTAATGTGTAGGGGGGAGGGAAACCTCCCCTCACTTTTTTGTTCTCTTGAAACTTAAAACCAAAACACACATATGTCCTGCTCCTTAACAACTGGCTACGCCCTTGGATGCCGAGATTCAGTCGGTGGCATCAAAACAATCTACGTCCAATCCTTCATCCCAACGGGGTCCTGCAATGCCAACCTTTCAGGTGCGGTAACAGGCTTCACGGGTTACGCTTCGGGTGGGTTCTTTGAGTATGACTTGACCAAGGCTACGTCATCTTTGACGGAAACCTTGAATGCGAGCATCGAGAACGGCTCGGTTTATTACACGCCCGAAGTAACGTTCACCATCAACAAACTGCAAGTCGCAGTCCGCAACGAACTCCGCTTGCTGGTCCGCAACCGTGTCATCGTCATCGTCCAAGACAACAACAACCGCTACTGGTTGTTAGGCTCTGCCAACGGCTTGGAAGCAACCGCTGGAACCGCTGGAACTGGTACTGCCTTCGGGGACCGCAGCGGATACGAATTGACGCTTACCGGGATGGAACCCGACCCGATGTTCGTGATTGCATCCACAGTCTTTTCACCATCGACTGCGCAGATACTCGCATCGTAGTATCTTTGACTTAGGTTTTCATCATCTGAGGTTTGAGAGGGGCAGTCAGCAATGGCTGCCCTTCTTATTTTTACGGCCATGAAGATTTGCATTGTCTACAACGCTCACCCAACGGGTTGCAGTTTCTATCGCCTCGAAATGCCGAACGCATACCTTGGCGACAACTACCCGGAATTCGATTATGTGTGCGTTGAGAACATCACCACCATTAGCGACGAGGGGTTGAAGTCGATTGACCTGTTCCTGTTCAGCCGGCTTTGGTGTCAGGGGACGATGGAGCAAGTCGAGAACGTCTACAAAGCCCTGACCCAATTCGGGGCGAAAGTCATCCTTGACTTGGACGACTACTGGGTGCTTGAATCGGGCCACATCATGTACCGCCACTACCACGAAACCAAACTCGCAGAGGTCATCCGTAAGCACATCAAATTGGCTGATTGGGTTACCTGTACCACCGAACATCTTGCTGCTCGCATACGGCCTCTAAATGCGAATGTGAGCATCTTGCAGAATGAACCCTACGAAGCCTATCAGCAGTTCATCCCCAACCCCGAAGAAGAACCCGACAAGCACCTCGTGAAGTTCGGTTGGTTCGGAGGGGCGCAGCATGGCGAGGACATGGAACTGCTCCGTGAGGGAATGCAGAAACTACGCTGGGACGCAAATCTTAACGGCAAGTACAGGCTATACCTTGGAGGCTGGAACGACAATAACCCCGTTTACGAGGGCTACGAAAAGATAATCAGCGACCAAGGGAACAACCCGAACTACGGACGCATTCAGGCTGCTGACATCTACTCGTATGTCGGTGGCTACAACTTCGTGAACGTTACCCTTGCACCGCTCCGGGACACCAAGTTCAACAAACTCAAGTCCGAGTTGAAGGTGGTCGAGGCAGGGTGGATGAACAAGGCCATTATCGCATCCGAAACCATCCCCTACACCGACGTAATCAAGCACGGGGAGAACGGGTTCTTGGTCCCCTACAACAAGCCAAAGGACTGGTACAAATACATCAAGCAGTTAATCCTTGACCCCGACCTTCGTAAGGGCTTGGCTGACAACCTTACACGGGACATAAAATCACGATTTAATGTAGCCGAAACCGCCAAGAAGCGGGCCGAACTATACAGGCAGATTGGGCGCAAATTGTGAAATTCGGGGGCATCGCACATTTACAAGCAGATGCTTTACCTGAACCCCAACACGACCAACACCCTGACGGTTACTTGGACCGAGCGAGCCAGTACTGGGGACCGCTACATCCTGCGACTCACAAGCATCGCCAAGAACACCACGACGGATTACACCCTGCTGAAATCTGCAAACCTTTCTTCCTACACCAACCGCTATGACCAATTTTCGCTTACCTTGGGGTCGCTTGAAACAGGCTCGTATAAGTATGAAGTTTACGATACCAATAGCACGGTTTCAGCAGCCCTTGCGGTGGTTGAAACGGGCTTGGCATTTATACAAACCGCTGCGATAGGCTTCAACACCTACGCCAATACAATCACTTACAACACCTTCCTCGCATCCAGCGTGAGGGTATTCGATTCAACCTTTGACCAATCCTTCGCATGAGCGTACAAACACGAAGTGAACTCCAAGCGAGTGCATTAACTATCACCAACGAAACCGCTGCCGGGGCGAACACCGCATCCCGTGTGGGCGGCTTGTTCGACGACCTTGCAGACACCGCAACGCTTGACCGAGAGCGTGGCTTTGCGAACCTTTACCTCGATACCAACACGGCTTTCACCCCAACGCAGGGACAACGGGTCAAGTTGACAAGTGCGATGAAATCAGGCGTTTTGTCAACCTATAACTTTTCAAGGACCACGACATCGCTGACCTACACAGGCACAACAGGGGCGACCCTTCGCATCGCTGCGTCCATGGTCTTAACGCAGGGCAACAACCACCAAATCAAGGTCTACATCGCCAAGAACGGCACACCGATAGACCAGTCAATGACCGAGATTACAATAAGCCACTCAGACGGCCATGCGATTTACACGGAGGCATACGTTACGGGTGCGGTCAACGATGAGTTCACCATCTACATCAACGCAGTCGATAGCGGTACAAGTATCACGATTTCAGCCCTTTCATTCACAGTTCATACGCTATGAGCAAGTCAACGCAGCACTTCACCCAATGGCTTGGGATAGAGCATAAGGTCCCCGTGATGCTGGAGAACAGGTCCGGCAAGTACATCACCTACGGCTTTGCGAACGAGTATCCCTACTACCTGCTTGACAACTATCGCAGGTCCTCCAAGCACAACGCCATCGTCAACGGCAAGGTGAACTACATCATGGGCGGTGGATGGCAGGCAGGGGATGACTTGACCGTGGAGCAGCAGGCCCGGTTCATCAAGTTCTTCGACGGAATGTCAAGCACGGAGGACCTGAACGACATCACCGAGAAACTGGTCTTGGACTTAGAACTATTCAATGGCTTTGCGGTTGCGGTTACTTGGTCCAAACTTGGGACCATCGCCAAGATGGAACACGTCCCGTTCGAGAAAATCCGGGTTGACAAAGAAGAGAAAATGTTTCAAGTCGCTGACTGGTACAACGACGATATGATGCAGTTATTCCCGAAGGTCGGGGACATCGAGAAGATTCCTGCATTCGACCCAGAGAACCGCCTCGGAAAGCAGTTGTTCTACTATCGGGTCTATGCAGCAGGCGTAAAGCACTATCCTTTGCCCGAATACATCGGAGGGAACGCTTGGATTGAGGCAGACGTACAGGTCGCCAACTTCCACAACAACAACCTACGCAACAACTTTTGGGGCGGTTACTTGATTAATTTCAACAACGGGATTCCTACCCCCGAAGAACAGGGGGACATTGAGCGTCAAATCAAGCGTAAGTTTTCGGGAACCGACAACGCTGGTCGCTTTGTTGTAACCTTCAACGACGATGCAGCCAAGGCCCCGACGCTGGAACCGCTCACACCGAGCGACATGGATAAGCAGTTTGAAATTTTGAACAAGGCTATCCAACAAGAAATCTTTATCGCCCATCGTGTAACGAATCCACAATTATTTGGGGTGAAAACCGAGGGCCAACTTGGTGGACGCAACGAATTGGTCGAGGCTTACGAACTATTCAAAGCCACCTACGTCAACGACCGGGTGCGGAAAGTGGAACGGATGATTAATTACCTCGGCTCCTTCAATGGCGTGGAAGGCATGGAACTTATCCCGGTGGAGCCTATCACGGAGCGACTAAGCGAACAAGCCCTGTTGCAGATAATGACCCAAGACGAACTACGTGAGAAAGCAGGTCTGCAACCGCTTGAGAAACCCGCCGACGTGGTTGGACCTAATCCCCAACCCGACGAGCAACCGCAAGCCGTGGAAGCCTTGCAGAGCAATGACAACATCAAGAAACTATCGGGCCGTGAGTACCAAAACCTGATGCGAATCGTGCGTCAGTATATGCAGGACAAAATCACCTTGGAGATGGCTCGGACCATGTTGTCAGCAGGTTTCGGTTTGTCTGCCCAAGAGATTGACACGATGCTCGGAGTGCAGTCCCAAGAGTTCAGCGAACCCGATGACGACGAGGACTACGGATGGGGCGAGGAAGAGTTCAAGGTCTTGGAAGTGGTTGCAAGCAAGTTCGGTTGTCATGCAGACGATTACCATGTGATGCACTCCAAGCCGATGCGTTTTGACACAAACATTGACGAAAACATCCGCTTGGCCTTTGCCGAACTGGGCGAAGAAGAGAAAGAGTTGGACCTTAAGATTGAGGCGTATCGCAAGAAAAACCGGGATGCATCGGTTGAAGAAATGGCAAAGGAGTTCGGAGTCAGCAAGGCCAAGGTCGCCAAGCGAGTCGCCTACCTAATCACAAAGGACCGCTACCCAATCAGCCGGGCCGTGGACAAGATTGCCGAGCAGAACCTACCCAAGAATGTCAAGGAAGTTGCCGAGCCAGTCTTGGAAGTCCGCTACAAGTACGCATGGGCGACAGGGTTCAGCAACAAAGACAAAGGCTCCAGCCGTGAGTTCTGCAAGGTGATGCTTGACTTAGCCGGGCAGGGCAAGGTCTACACGAGGGAGGACATCGACGGGATTTCTGCAATCATGGGGTATTCCGTTTGGAATCGCAGAGGCGGTTGGTATCACACGCCCAGCGGAGTGAACAGGCCACAATGCAGGCACGTATGGGAGCAGCAGTTGGTAATCCGTAAAGGCAATAAAATTACGAAGGCATGAAGGCACTATTCATAAGCGAAGAAACGCTACTGGACAATAGCATCATTAACGAGAACGTCAGTTACACCCAAATCCGTCCAACGGTTGTCAAGGTGCAGGAGATGCGGATTCAGCCCATCGTTGGCTCTCCATTGTATGGGGAATTGGTTACGCAGGTCGTCAGCGGTTCAACCTCTGCCCTGAACCAAACGCTGCTGGAGGATTACATCCAACCTGCGATGATTCAATGGCTTTACTACGAGTTGCCCATGGTCCTTGCGTTTAAGTACATGAACAAGGGCATGGTCCGTAGAACGAGCGAAGAGTCCTCCCAAATGAGCATGGAAGAGATCACAAGGCTGACCGACAAAGTGAAGAACGATGCCGAGTGGTACTCCGAACGGATTACACGCTACCTGATGGAGAACCGCAATTCATACCCCTTGTGGAACTCGCCTCCGTCTGCATTGGATACCATCTACCCGAACGCAACCAACTATCGCACCGGGATGGTCTTGGACCGCAACAGGAGGATGGGAATCAGCAACCTTGACTACCCCTATCCCTACGGACCGCTTGCTGGTTGTAATGATTGCTAACGATGGGAGCGCACAAAAAGAACATACTGAAACTGCAGACTTATGTCATGGATAAAAATCAAGCAAGCCCTGCTGGACCTTGCAAATGCTCATCCACAGGTCAACTCCTTCGGGACGGGCGACCCGCTTGCGGTAGGCACGGACAACACCATCAACCTGCGAACCCCAAGCCGTGAGCGCATCGTCTATCCGCTCGTTTTTGCGGACGTGCAGTCTGCAAGTACTGACGCTGGGACTTTGGACTTGGTGGTTGGGGTTTACTTTTCTGACCGTGTTGAGTCCATCAAGCCGATGGGCGGAGTGGTTTCGGGCAGCCCTACGTTGGGTTGGCAGGACAACGAAGACGAGGTCCTAAGCGACCAGTTGCAGATAGCACAGGACTTCATTTCAAGCCTTACAAACGACCCAAACGAGGACTGGACCCTCTCATCCAGCGTGAGCCTTACGAGGTTTGTAGAGAGCCGGGATGACCGCACGGCAGGATGGCAGGCGACGATGACCTTTGAAATCCCTTACGGCCATTCGGTTTGTGAAATTCCAGTCTAATCTACATTTACAATTAAACGCTAAAAAATGCCTACACCCATATTGCAACAAATGCTCGGACAGGGCGGTACGATGGAGTTTATCAATGGAACCGTTACCGGGAAAAACTACGACTTCCTTGTAGTCAACACCGCTGCGACCTTCACAACTTTAACAGGAACTGGAAGTGA